CACCAGGGCGCTCATGTCGAAGCTCTTCGACAGGTCGAGCCCGAGCCACGCCGGACGCCCGCGGAGCTTCTCAAGCTCGACAGTCGCATCGTCCCAGTAGTCCATGTTCAACCACCCCCCCACCCCATACTGCGGGCGGCACAGCTGGTAGCGGGCGAACTCGTCCTGCTTGACCTTGGAGACGCTGCAAGACGCCCACAGGTCGCGGATGCCCTGCAGGGTCGGCTGCACCGGCAGGCCCGGGTTGGCCTTCAGCCATACCGCCTCGTCGTGCAGCTCGTCGTCGTCGTCCACCCCCCACAGCCAGTACTGGTTGGAATCGATGTCGATCCTTCCCTCGAGCACCGCCTGCCCGGTCTTAACCTCGTCGGCGTACCAGTTGTCGGGGTTGCTGCCCGGGGTCGAGATGACCACGCCCAGCGTTTCTTTCCGCTTGGCCGCCGTGGTGGTCAGCTTCGTGGCAAAACGCCCCCGCCACTCGTGGGCCTCGTCGCCGATCCACAGGCTCGGGTTCAGGCCGTCGAGTGACTTCGAGCTCGTGGTGTGGGCCGAAAGCTTGCAGTCAGCTCCAAGGCGCTCAACCGTGTACTGCCTGCTGACCAGGTCACCACCAGCCCGGTTGCTCATGGTCTTGGCAGTGTTCAGGAGCGTGGCGGCCTGGTCCCGCTTGTTGGCAATGATGTCCACCCGCCGGCCGGCGGCCGTGGTCAAATCGAACAACGCCAAGGCGGCCATGAACGTCGTCTTGCCGGCCCCGCGGCCCACCTGCACGAGGGCGAACTTGGTGCGTCTTAAGCCGGTGTCTTTCCGCCGCCATCCGTACAAGCCCGCCACAACCCACAATTGCCAGGGCAATAGGCGGTAGTCCTGGTCCGAGTCGTCACCCACCAGACCGCAACGGTGCACGAACTGGGCGATGCGTTCAACCGTGTTCCAGTCCATCTCAAGCTCGGGCCGCTCGAGGTCACGGGCCCACCGTTCCGCCGCTAGCCGGATGTAGGCCCCGGCCGGAAGCGAGCCGTCCAAGATCGATTGGACGTAGCCAGTGACTGTTTCTTTGGCGTAGACCCTGACGGGTCGACCCTTTAGGCGCGATAATGTCATGGTTTTGGGCCTGATTTCCCTTGTGCGCTTTTTGCTGAGGTGCGGCGGGTACCTCAGGACCCCCAAAATCGAGGGTCGCTACCCCCCCCACTACCCGCGTTTTTCGCGAGATAATGAGGGTGCGACACCCGATGTCGGGGGTCCGTTGAGCCGGTTGGAGGCTGTGTGCCTCGCCCGCGGCTAGGTGGTTGTCAGCTCAGCGGCTGTGGTGCGCCCGATGGCACGGGCTGCAGATGCTCTCGAGGTTGCTGTAGTCGAACCGGTGACCGCCCGCCTCGATGGGCACCTTGTGGTGCACCTCGGTGGCAACGGCCCCACAACGCCCGCAGAGCGGGTACGCGGTCAGCTGGCGTCGCCTGATCGTCGACCACCAGCCCGTGTACTCGGTGCGTATACGTGGCAATGGCTGCCCGTAGGAAGGCAGCTGGACCTTGGGGATGCTGGACCGTCGCTTAGACACGCCAGCCCTTGTGCTTGGCCAGCATGGCGACCAGCTCGTAGAGCCGGTCCAGCCTGACCGTGCAGCACCAGCGTGTGTCCTGGTCCACCCTGTGGATCAGGAACGGCAACGCCCGCTCGAGGGCATCGCGCTCGGCCTGCTGCATGAACTGCTCGGCCTGGTCAGGGGTGATGGCGTTGCGACGCCGCTTGACCTCCACGTGGAGGTCAGGCAGGCATTCAACGGTCAGGTCGGCATCGCCCGCAGCACCGCAGTACTGGGCGTTGCGGCGTACGGCGCACTCGAGGGCTGCAGTGAGGGCCTTAGCGGCCTCGAGCTCGCCCGCCTTGCCCTTGGCTCGGCTGTTCATCGGGCGCCCCCTGATAGCCCGACTTGAATCCGGCTATGAAAGCGTCTTTGACGTACCACGCCAAGCAACCGAACAGCATCAAGAATCCGATCACGCCCGCCAGAAGCAGGGCGGTGACCACGGGAGGACGCTTCTTCGTCTGGTTCATGCCATCTCCTTGTCCGGACAGGGTACAGCCTCATGGGGCCTCCTTAAAACAGTCGAAACCGAAGCTTTCTGCCATTTCTTGCGGCTCCAAACCACACAGCGGAGCCAAACCCTCGCATAACCACCGCTGGTGTTTCAAGACTCTGGAAGAAAGCCGTTCACGAGGGGCAATTTGCGGGCTAACGCCATTGCACATCTCACAAACACAGTCCTGCCATCTGTGATTGGTCGGAAAACCACACTTCATTTTCAGGCCAGCAGCTTCTAACAGGTCCGTCACCTGGGCGACTGTGGCATTACCGCATGCGGGTCGCTGACGGATCCAGTCAGGTGAGACCCGGCTTAGATCACGTACCGTCTGGAAGTTCCACCGTCTCAAACGCTGAACGTTTCGGAACCGGCGCCCATACAACCTTTTGAGCTGATCGATGGATGTGTCTGGGTCTATCTGCACCTCGTTCATGCCGTCAGCCTTCCTTCCTTCAGGAGCTTGAGACGCCGCCAAGCCTCGGCGGCGTCCTGGTTGTTCGGGGCCGGGCCGGAGTCCGTGCCCTCCGGCCCGGTGGACGGAACGCCCGCCCGTATGCGTTCACGGATCGCCTCGGCAAGCGACACGTACCGCGTGCCGGGGGCGTCCTCTTCCGCCGGCGTAGCCCGCAGCTCCTCGAGCTGCTGCGGGCGTACACGCCGGGGTTCTTTTTCTGGTTCATTCTCTAGTTCAGATCCATGCGCCACGGTGGCGCACCTGATGCGCCGTGGTGGCGCACCTGATGTGCCACGGTGGCGCCGATCAGCGCCACGGTGGCGCACCTCGACCTGCACCTTTCGGGTCACTTCGGCGGGCACCTCGAGCAGTTCCCAAGTGAGTGACTTGCCGTTGCCGGACGACTTCAGGACGCCCCCCTTGCGGAGCATCTCGAGCACCCGCTGCAGGCTGCGGCGGGGCATGCCGGTCTTGATGCTGAGCTTCTCGATGGACGGCCAGCAAGGCCAGCCGTAGTCGTTCATGCAGACGAGAACCCAGCGGGCCGCCCCGGCAAGGGGCAGGCCGATGATGTAGCTGCTTGGTAGGTGGTAGCCCATTGGGCCTCCAACCCCTCCCGGCCCCGGGGTGTGAGCGACGGCTAGACCGCCGACCCCGGGGCCAGGCAAGGAGTGGTCAGAAGGGCACGTCCTGGTCCGGATCGCCGGGCGGCGGCTTGGGCAGCGCCTTGGGCTTCGTGGCCAGGATTCCCTCGAGGTTCAGGTACTTGCCGTCCTTGGATCGCCTCCAGGACACCACGACGTCCGAGCCCTCCAGCTCACGGCAGTCAGCAATGTGGTGTTCCTTGAACACCCCGAGCTTGACCTTGCCTTCCGGTGTCTCGACGTCGATGCCGATTCCCTTCTTGCCCGGACGCGGCGGCCATGCCTTGAGCAGCACGCCGGTGAACTCGCCCGCCTCCTCGTCCGCCGGAGGGAACACGGCTGCGGGCCGTGTCGCGGCCTTGGCGGGCGTAGGAGCCTTCGGAGGCTCGTACTCCACCTCGGGCATCTCCTCGGCCGTGACGCTCTGGACGCCCGCCCCGAGGCCCGCAAAGAGGTGTCCCACGGCAAGCCGCAGCGCCCGCCCAGCCGCCCTGGTCGACGCCATCGCCCGCCGGGCGAAGTGCTGGCGTCGGTTCCAAGGTGGCTCGTCGTCGGCCACCATGCCCGTCCCGCGGCCGATGACCGCCCCGGACGGGTCGAGCACCTCAGCCGTGCATTCCCAGTAGCCGGGGAGGTCATCGGTCTTGCGGACGTACCTCGAGCCGCCTTCGGCCTCGCGGACGCTGTAGCCAAGCGCCGAGGCCACGGCGGTGGCCCCGGCGACGGTGACGTACCGCTTGCCCTGCAGCTCGGTGGTCAGGTGAGTGACCACGTACTTGGCAATCGCCACGGGGAGAGCCTCGGGCACCGGCCTTGACAGGACGATGTCGCTCAAGCCTTCCCCACCTTCAACTCGTACGCCTCGACCTGGTGGGCGTCGATCGCCCGCTCCAGCGTCTGCACCAGCTGGTCGCACTTCTGGCCGGTCAGGTTGCGGGCGTCCATCCCCAACGCCAGGTCGATCAGCTTCTCCGCCGGGAGGTACCCCTGGTGCAGGCTCCGCAGGAAGCATGCCTTCAGGAACGCCTCGTTCTCGATGTGGTCCCGGCTCGGGGCGTTGGCCTTCAGCAGCTCCTCGAGGTCCCCGACCTTCTGCTGCAGCTCGTCGATCTGGTCCTGCAGGCAGCTCTTCGTGTCGTGCGTGCTCTGCTGCAGGTTGTCGATCTGGTCCTGAAGGTCGCTCCGCGTCTTGCTCAATTCGGTCTTCATTTGCAGGCTCCTTGGCTTCGTCTGGGCCTGCCTGCGGGCCTCCACTCGAGGTCCCTTTCCAGGCATTACCAGACTTAAAGCGTCTGACGGTATATCGGCGGGTGGGTCGTATGTCAACGAAACTTGATTACGTTTCCGCTTTTGTCCCTCCCTCGGTTGAACACCACCAGCATCTTCTCGGCGTAGCGACGGCTCAACCCGGCCTTGCATTTCCAGTCGCAATTCCAGATCCGCGGGTCATCGTGCCGCACGATCTCCCAGAGGCGTCCTCGCTCCTTGATCAACCACCATTCTTCCATGGGCAGTACTCCTTGCCAGAACGATTGGCGCAGGAACTGCCGTAGTCAAATGCAGGCGCCGCAATAAGTTGCGGCATTTGGGTCCGGGAACTAGTCGGCGCCCTCGCGGAACGGAACCGCCCGGTTTAGCGCCGCCCGCCTCCCGGCACACCCGCAGCCGTCGCCCGCGACCCGCTTCATTACCGCCGCCACCCCGGTCACCTGGGCGACCTTGTGGACGACGTCGCCGAGGCCCCGGGAACGCCCGCGGTAGTGCGGGCAGGTGTCGCAGGCAGCCGGCAGCTGCTCGGGCGTCGCCAGCTCAAGCAGGCACACCGGGCCGGGGCGGGAATGGACGCAGGTCAGCATGCCACGATGCTGATGGTGTTTCCGAGGATCGGCACGAACGACTCGCTAAGCGTCTTGCAGACAAAAAGGGAACTGCTCCCTGTGACAAGGCAAGGGCTGACGTAATCCCACCCTGGCCCTGTCGGGCATGGGCAATCTATGGGATCGGACCCTTGCGAAGGGTTGTACGGGTACGTGCACCCCCGCATCTCCGGAACTGCGACAGCCTGGAAAGGCTCTTCCAACAAGTCCGCCGGACACGTGCCTTCCCAACGGCTCTCGTGCCGGCAATCCCACGAGATTGTCAGCCCTAGTTTGCCGTAGATGGTCGGTGTGGTCGTCAGTTGCGTGCAACAGTCCGTTTCGGATCCGGCAGACCGGTTTCCTTCGGCATTGAGTTGCAGCACCGCCCTGATCTGGCTGCTTGAACACACGTCCGTATCACAACACTCGGTCCGCAGCTCGCCAGAGACTTCTGAGAAGTACTGACCGCTAACCGAACCGGACAAGGGGACGTCGGCGGTGCCCACACACGTCCTGTTGCCGCTCACGCACTCATCCCCGTCGCGCTCGAGGCAGTTCACATACCAGCTGTTGTGAGTCGTGACGATGCGTCCGTCTTGTTCCGCACCTTGCAGCACGACGTATTTGCAGCATGGGCTGCATGATCCTCCCGTTGTGGTGACCTTACGCAACCGTACGCCGACCAACTTGATCGTCTGGTGCAGTTCACCGAGAAGCGTCCCGTCCGGAACCCCGCAACTGGGTGGCGTCGCTTGGTTGTCGCACGAATACAGCTCGACGGTCCGGACCCACGTGCCGGTGCTGATGCAAATCTCTTCCGGACACTCGCACCACACCTGGCAACACGGTTGCGGCGTGCAGTCACAGCATCGGTAGCCCGGGTTCATCGCCAGTCGTAGTCCGCAATGGTCCAGCCGCGGAGGCCCGCGGCATCGTGCCAGCCGAGGTCGACGAACTTGCCCTCCGCCTCGTCAAACGCCGCCAGGCGGACCTTGCCCTCCGCCTCGAGCACCATCCGAGGTTCCCCCGGCGGGGCCACCGGCGGCAGCGTCTCGCATCCGGTCGATAGCACGGCGGACGCCGTCCCGATGACGGCTGCCGCGTACCACACGGACCGAGGGATCCGTCCAGCGGTCGAGCAGAGCCACCAGTACGGCAACCACAACCCCGCCAAGAAGGACGCCCAGCTCGGCCACGTCACTTCGGCTCCTCGACGTAGGCGGCGGCCTTGGCGTCGCGGGCGAAGATCAGGCCCAGACCGGACAGGATGGCCGCGATGGCCACCGTCATGTCCGGGTTGGTCGCCGGGTCCGAGTCGAGCGTGGCCTGCACGATGCCCGCCACGGCCGCCAGGATGGTGGTGATTCCGAGGACGGTCGTCCTCCAGCTCTTCGTGTTCATCGCGTCTCCAACCGGGTGATCCGGCGGTCATGGTGTTGGGTGCGTTCGTCCAACGCGGACATACGGCTCTCGAGCTTCCCGAGCTTGCTGTACAGCACGCCCGCGGCCGAGAAGGCGGCAAGGAAGCTTCCGAGGATCTGCAGGAGCGTCTCGACGGTCACGACATGATCTCCGCCCGCCTGGCGGGCGTCAGGATTCCAAGGTGCACCAGGTAGTCCATGCCCACCTGGGTGGTCGTGTCGTCGGACACGACCTCGGTGGCGGTCTGCAGGAACATCATCAGGTCGGCTACGGCCCCGTCGTTGACGGAAGCCACACGGATGGCGTTCCGCTCACCCGACGAGAAGCGCCGGAGGAACTCGTACGAGGTCCAGCGGGGGGCGTCGAACGTCCAGCCGTTCCAGATGCGACCGATGGCCGCACCGGTGCCGACGCCGCACATGACCCAGCGGACCGTGTCGTTGGGGCGGTCGGCCACGATGTCGGTGACCCTGTTGCCGCTGTCGAGTATCGCGTAACTCATCGCACCACCTCGCTGACCCAGTGCAGGTAATCCACCCGGCAATCCCTTGACGTCGTTCCGACGCTCTTCCGCATGTTGACCGCCACGCCGAGCCGGTTGCCCGTCCCGGTCGGGATGTTGGCCGTGATGGTCGCCACCGTGCTGCCGTCGATCTTGAACGTCGCGGAGGACGCGGCGGCGTTCACCTCGACCTCAAGCCGGTAGTACGTCGAGGCCGCCACGGTGATGCCGCTGTCAACGCTCGTCGACCCCAATCCGTCGCTGCAGGTGCATTGCCACTTCCCGCCGTTGACGGCATCGGTGTAGGTGAAATACGCGGCGTAAGACACGCCTCCGGTCAGGTTGTCGAAAAACCCGGCTTCGATGGTGTAGGTCTGCGTGCTGCTGCTCAGGGCGGAATCCGTGAGCACCGCGGCCCCAAACCTCTGGGAGCGAGTGCCGAACACCAAGGCGTTCTGAAGTTGCGAACACACCGCGGCTCGTCCGGTGGCTGTGGTGCCGGAAGCCAGCGTGGCGACTCCCGGGTGATCCACGTTGCCGTTGAGGGCAAACGTGACACTGGCACCCGTGCCGTTGGTGTTGGTCGACCAAGGCACCGCGTTTGACCCGATGAAATCCGACCAGGTCTCGGCTCTGCTGGCCGGGTTGAACGTCGGATCCGCGTAGGTCTGGTCGCCCCGCAGGTACGTGCTGGCCGACGCCGTGCCGGTCCCGAGGCGAGCCGTGGCGATCGTGCCGGAAGTGATGTCCGCCGCGGCATGGGTGTGCGAGGTCGGTGTACGGGCATCCGAAAGCCGCGCGTCGTTGCCGATGCAGACCGTGCTCGAGCTGGTCCCGGTCGGGATGCGGGCGATGTCCATGGTGCCCGAGGTGATGTCGGCCGCGGCATGCACGTGGCTCAGCGGCGTGCGGGCGTCCGAAAGCCGGCTGTCATTGCCGAGGCAGACCGTCGTGGCAGTCGTGCCGGTCGGAACCCGGGCGATGTCCAAGACGCCGCTGGTAACGTCCCCGGCCGCGTGCACGTGCGCGGTGGGTGTCCTCGCATCCGAAAGCCGGGCGTCGTTGCCCTGGCAGATTGTTCCGGCCCCGGTACCGAACGCCCCTGCCGCGATCTTTGCGGCCGTGATCACGCCCGCGTCGATCGTCCAGGTCGCACCGGATCCGGAAACCGTGATGTCGCCCTTGTCTCCATCACTGATACCACCCCCGCCGGTCACGGTCTGGTTCAGGACCGTGCCGCAGCTGGCCACCACGGCCGAGCCGTCGTCGTTCACCGTCACGGTCGAGCAGTTGCCGCTCGGGGTCACGCTCATGGCTTGTCCTCCACGACGATGGTGCCGGTCGTCACAAGGTCATTGCCGCCAGACCCGTTGATGACGTAGAGCTTGTAGCTGCCGACCTCAGGCAGGCTGGCGATGAACGTGTGCCAGTTGATGGCGATGGTGCCCGCCGTACCGCCGAGCGTCAGGCCGCCGTTGGCGGTCGTGAGCGTCGTGATGGACAGGTCCGTGTCGTCCAGGCTGATGACCTTGCAGGCGCCCGTGTAGCCGGTCAGGTTCACGGCCGTGCCCGCAGGCCGCTCGTAGGTCAGGGACGACGGCTGCGGGTAGTTGTAGTTCAGGCGGACGTTCAGTTGTTCGCTCATGGCTCAGCCTCACATTCCCCGTCGATGGCGTTCACCTTGTCGAACACCCAGTACAGCAACCCGGTCGTGTCCCTGACCGCGAATAGGAGCACAGGTGTGTTGATGGCGATGGGTTGGAGCGTGAACCCCGCAGGCACGTTTGCCGGGTTACCTAGCGGGGCCCAGAAGGCAGCCGTGTTGTTCAGCTCGTTCCAGTTGTAGGCATACCGGTTGGTCGGGTACTTCAGCCCATTCGTCTTGGTGGCTACCGACGCCGTCGAAGCGGTGAAACGCACCTCTTCCCATTCGTACTTCCACTTCAGGCCCGCCGTGATGACGCTGTGCATCTTGATGACCGCCGGCACCATCTGCCGTTCGGTCGCGTAGTTCTGCGACGTGGTGTTGAGCACGGTGTTGTCCCGCGCCAACACCCCGCCCGCGGCCTGGACGTTCCCGGCGATGCGCCTCGTCTCCTGGAAGCTCGTCACGGGGACACCCCGAACTCGGCTTGGTAGAGACGGCTGTACGTCCACGTTCCGGTCGGCAGCAGAGTGCTTGCGTTCCAGTTCGTCGACTCGACATTGCCGCGCTTCCACCGGACGTCGGCACACTGTCCGTTGCTGTCCAGGAGAAGCTTGTTGTCGCTGTCTCGCTTCGGCACCTGCTCAAAGAACTGGTAGGCGTCGTACAGGAATTGGATGCGGGCGTTGAACCACTCTTCCTCCATGTGGGTGAAATCCACGCTGGTCAACAGGCAGTGGTATGCCGGGAACCCGAGGAACGCCGCGTTGTTCAGCGTCAGTCCGTGCGTCGAAAACGCAAGGTCGTAGGCCGTGATGTCGGTTTGGTACGAGTCGATCAGGCTCGTAAGCGTCACCGTGATCTGCGGCACCATGATGACGACTGGGTTTCCGCCCTCGTCCAGCTTGGTCCCGCCGATGTCGGCAGCGCTTTGCAGCGTCGTGCCCGTCGGGAACGCCGCGGATCCCAGGATGTCCCGGTAGACGTTCATCTGCCGCTGCCCCGGGGAGATGCTCCGGGAAACCGGCAAGGACACCGGATTGGGCGTCCTGTCCGTGCGGCGGACGTACTTGGTGCCCCAGCTCGCGGTGAGTTCGGCGGCCCAACCGGTCCCGGACTGCAGCATCCGGATCGAGTAATCGCGGAGCCGCAACGTGTCCTTGATCGTGGTCGTGCCCCATGTCCCGGCGTAGGGCTTTCGCGGGCTCAGCCCCGTGGTGATCCGAGCGGGCGTGCTGCCGGCCCGCAACGTCGCGAGGACGTCAGCCACGTTGGTCGTGGCCACGCCCGCCGTGTCCCAGACCATCCAAGTCTCGGTAAGGCGGCCGTTGTCCTCGTCGTAGGTGGACGCGATGTTGCGGGTTTCCAGTGCCATGGTTCAGCTCAACAGCTCCACGATCTGTTCCAGCAGGGAAACGGATCGCTGCTCGCGGGCGTCCTTGATGGCCTCGGTAGCCACCTGTGCCTGCGCGGTGTTCTGCGCCGTGCCCGCGTCGAAGGCGGCGGTGGCCTCGTCCATACTGACTGTCGGCAACACGCCGAGCATGCCCAACAGGTTGAACCCAAGCAGCTTGCTGGGGTCTTCCATGATCTGCCCCAGCACGTTTCCCGTTGCTCCGGCCGATCCCTTTGCGCCCTCAAAGAAACTTTGCCCGCCGGAACTGGCCGCCATGCTTTGCATGAACGTATCCCACACTCCTGGTCCGGCAACCGCTCTTTGCTCGGCCGCAAGGATGGCGAAAGCGCTCTGCTGGTCGGTCACTATCTGGTTGATCTTGCCGAGCCTCAGGTCCTTGTTGAACTTGTCCATGCTCTCGGCTGCAGACCTGCGGAACTCGTTCATGCCCTCAAACAGCCGGAGCATGCCTGCGATGGCTGCGATGGGGGCCGCAACGGCCGCGATGCCGCCTGCCATGCCGCCCATGCTCAAGGCCTCGACCATGCCGCCGCCGATCCCGAAGCCTCGGCCGAGTCCGCCGAGGCCCATGCGGCCGACAGTCTCCTGCTGGCGCTTCATGTTCTGCCCGAACGCCCGCATGCGAGCGTTGGCCCGGTCAAGGCCCTGGCTGAACTGCTGGCTGTTCAGCTTCAGCCCGACGTTGATCCCTACGCGACTCACGCCAGCCCCCCCGCCCGCAATGCGTCCATCAGGCCGAGGCGGACGGCCTCGCGGGCGTCCTCCTTGACCAGCAGAGCCGTCTTGGTGCGGTACCTGGTGCGACCGAGACGCCGCTTGTGCCACCGGTTGTAGGCACCATCCTCTGGGAAGTGGGCCCGCCAACCGGCCTTGTCGTATCCGACCCCGGGCATGCCGCGACGCGGTGCCGGCATGCCGCCGACGAGCACCATCAGGACCGCCCCCTTCTTGTACCGCTTGATGCGGTACCCGAGGCTCCTGCGGAGGCGCCCGCCCGGTTCGACGGCAATGATGCGGCCGTATCCGGCTCCGGCCCGTCCGTCCCGGACCTCGTTGTACCGGTTGTACTCGGCCCTCGCCTTGGGGGCGAGATTCCGCATGACCTTGCGGGTCTTCTTCGCCCACTCACGCAGACGCAGCTGCATGGCCCTCGTCCTCACCTTACGGTCGACGTCGAGGAACCGCATGCTCACCTGGTCGACGCTGGCAAGGTCGACCGTGAAGCGTGTTTGGATTTGAGCCATCGGCGTGCCTCGTTCCAGTCCGTCGCGTTGAGGCCGTTGGCGACCGCCAGCGGCATGGTGAGCTCCAGTCGTTGCACGGACGCGGCTAGGAGCCGTCGCGCGTCCCTGCTCAGTTTCCCCCTTCGGAGTACAGGGCTTGCACCTGTTCGATCAGCGGGCGCAGCGTCGCCCAGTCACAGGCCATGACCGCCTCGAGGCTCTCAAACACCGGCTTGCCGTCCCGCTCGAGATGCCGTGACAGGAGCCACGCCCCGGTCTGGGCCTCCTCGCCGGGATGCTTGGCGATTCGGTCCGACAGGGCGATGGCGTCCAGGACGGTGGGACGACGCAGCTGGCAGCTGACGCCCGCGACCTGGATGCCTTTCGGCTGTCCCTTCAGGGCTTGCGTCAGGTCGTCCAATTCTTGGTCGCTCCCTGGTGCGTGCTCTGGAAGCTCACCGTGGCCTTCACGACGTCGTCAACCGTGGCGGTGACGTCGAACCCGGTGATGAGGGCCGGCCCGGTCCACGTCTCTCCGGTGTTCCACGTGAGCGTGATGGTGACCGGGGTGTTGGCCCCCGAGGTCATGGGCGACAGCATCGAGGCGTGGTCGCTCTTGTCGTAGGCGACCTCGACGCTCCCGCTGAGCTTGGCCACGCCGTGCACGTTGTTTTCCCAGCTGTCGCCAAGGGCCGTCACGGCAATGGCCTGCCGTTCCAGCCGTACGTTCGACGAGAGGATGAACACGGAAACGCCGTTTACGGTGGCGTCCGCGAGTACGCTGCTGTTAGCCATAGAGAACCTCGAAAGTGGACAGGGCCACGGATGGCCGGTGCTCGTCGCCTTCGCCGACCACCATGGCCTCGAGCGTCCTGCCCTTGTAGATGACGGTGTGGATAACGACCGACGAGAAGGTGCCTGACCGGACGGCCGACTTGACCAGGCCGGCGTTGGTCAAGGCCGCGAGCGGTTCATCCGCGATGGACCGTACCTCGACCGTGGCCATGCGTTGGACGCCGTCCATGGAGAACGTGTCGTCCGACGTGACGTCGTAGTAGACGCACGGGAGGCCCTCGGTCTGGAGCCTCGAGCCGAGGGCGATCCGCCCGCCGACCGCGGTGCTGAGGGCCGTGCCGGGCGTGCCGGTCGTGAGCATCGAGTACACGGCCTTCTCGATCACTCGACCACCTCCACCACCCGGACGATGGCGGTGCGGTGCTTGTTCTTCATGTCCTGGATGGCCACGATGCTGCAGATCCGGCCGTTGAAAGCCACCCGCCACCGCTCGGTGACGCCGTACCGCTGGAGGGTCGGCCAGCGGCAGACCAGGTCAAAGGTGCGGATGACAGCCGGGCCGCCCCCCCACTCGCCCTCGACGGCACCGACGTCGCGGACCTCTGCCCGGATGTACGTCTTGGTCGCCCAGGACGGGTTGGGACGGCCGAGGGCGTCGGTGGTGTCTGTGGGCTGCATGATGCCCACGACGGTGTTCAGGAGGCCGCAGGCGATCATCGGAGGGCACTCCGGACGCTGCGGGCCTGGATGATGACCTCGGCCGAGAACGGCACGGGCCGGAGGTCGACCGCGGCGGCCGCCTCCACGTTGCTGAACCAGTGGGCGACCAGGGCGACGCCCGCCTGCATCAGGTCGTGCGGTACGGCACTGCCGTAGCCGCAGGTGTAGGTGATGTCCACGGTGCCGTCATCGGCCGTCTCGTCCGTGTCGAAGACCAGCATGGCCAAGGGGCCGTCCGTGTACCGCAGCTTGTAGTCGGCTGCGGCAAGCGTCGAGGCCACGCCGTCCTTCTCGTACGCCACCGAGGTGATGGTGACGTTGGGAGCGCCCGCAATCAGGCAATCCTTGAAGGCGCTGAGGTACTGGTGTTTGGTCGACGTCCCGAGCGTGAGCCCGGTGCGGTGCTCGATGTAGTCTTTGGCCGCCTTGACGAGGCGCGCAAGCTCGGCGTCGTCCTCTCGGATTTCGACGCGCAGGGCCTGCCGGAGGTTGTCGAGCGGGATCCAGAGCATGGGAAACCGGGGGCGAGGCGGGAAGCCCCGCCCCCGGGAGGTAGAAAGGAAGTCGAATCACTCGGCCTGGACGAACGTGATGCCCGCGAACGCCTCAGGCAGGGTCACGTGGAAGTCGTAGCGGGCGTAGGTGAACAGGTTCACCTGCAGGTTGGCGGAGCCCGAATACGGGTCCACCATCATGGTCATGCCCAGACGCTCGAACAGCGTGGCATAGTCGAGGTTGCCGACCATCACGCGGGTCTTGTTGCCCGTAGCAATGGCGGTCTGGTCGACCTGCTGGCTGATGATGTACGGGATGCCGTAGATGGTGCCGGGGATGCCGCCGGTGAGGTCCTGATTGGCCCCGACCTTCCAGACGTACTCGTTGTCGCCGGCAGTACCGGCAGAGGAAATCTTGACCTTGCGGATGCTCTTGAGCGCATCATCGTCCAGGATCCACCGGAAGTTGCCGGTGCGGTACTGCGGCTTCACCTTGTGGGCGCAGTCGATGAGGTTGTCGCCCGTGATGTTGGCGTACTTGTTGCCGCCAACGACCTTCTGGCTGGCGGTATGCGGCGCGTCCATAAGGCCGCTGGTCCATGCGTTGCTCACGCCGCCCTGCACCATCGCCTTCTCAAGCAGGATGTTCATCGACGTGGCCTGCTGCCGCATGATGTAACCTTGCATGTCGGGGTTGCCGACCGCGTCGGCGAGGGCCTCGATGGAAACCGTGTTCCGCGTCACGACCTTCTTGGGGTCGACCGTGATCTGGGCGGTGAAGGTCGGGTCGGTCGCGGTGATCGCGCCCGCCTCGGTCACGAAGTTCGACGCCGGAAGGGCCCCGCCGATGGGGATCTTCTTGTCCCCGTCGATGCTCACCCGGGCGACCTGGCCGACCAGCGTGACCGGGTCGTACAGCTTCTCGATGATCTGCTTGTACATGTCGGACGGCACACCGATGTTGCTGGTGCCGGTCGAGATGGCCCGGACTTCAGAGACGTTGCCGGTGCGGAGGTAGTTCCAGAACGCGGCCCGGTACTCCGGGGTCGCGGTCACGTCGGACCCGCCCAGGCGGGCGAGCGGGGCCGGGGCGCTCCGCAGCTGGGCGTCGTTCGCGGTGGTCGCCAGCTGCTCGATCCGGTTGGTGCGGGCCGAGTTCTGGGCGGAAAGCTCGAGCTCGACGGCCCGCTTGTTGAGGGCGTCGAAACGCTCCTCCACCTCGGCCGCCGACCAGCCTTCCTTGTTGTTGTTCACCTTCCGCATCTCGGCGGCGATGCTGCCGAGCTCGTGGCGGATGCTCATGGTTGCCATAGTTCGATGCTCCGAATTTGCAGCTCGCGGGCTCGTCGCACGCGGGCGTCGTTGTTGGTTGACCTCAGGGCCGCTTCCGTCTGCGGGTATGCGGCCTGGATGACGACAGACACCTCGACGAGGTCGACGTCGAGGAGCGTTCTGGTGTTGCCCCGCCACTCGTCCTTGCGGACCGAGAAGCCGAAGGACATCTGGCCATCGAGGTCGCCCCGCTCGAGGAGCGTGCGGACGTCGCGGCCGAGGGTGGTGTCGGGAAGGTCGGCCTCGAAGCGGAGGCCCTTGGCGTCGCTGGCGAGGCGGAGCGTCTTCGACGTGCGGCGGGCGAGCAGCTGCCCGGGCTCATGGTTGTAGAGCAGCAGCACGTCGGGGTTCTCGAGCAAGGTGCGGTCGAACGCCCGCGAGTCGATCCGCTCGATGAACTTCCCGCGGGCCCCGTAAAGCTCCTGGCTGTCGACGCCGAAGACGGCGGCGTAGCCGGTGAGGGTGTTCCCCTCGCGGGCGACCGGGGCAAGGCGACGTTCAAGCCGTGAAGTCATTGACGCTCCCCGCCGTCTGGCTGGTGTCATCGCCGGCGTTGGTGGTGCCGCCGCCGGTGCCCATGTTCTTGGCCAGGATGAACTCGTCCCCGTCTGGGACCGGGTCGAGGTCGAGCCGCGAACGAGCCTCGTTCCTGGTGATGATCGAAGCTTCCACGCCAGTGCGGAGCGCGGCCATCGTCTCGGCGAGGGTCGGACGCAGCAGCACGTCGAAGTCCCACACAACGCGGCCGACGCCGCCCATGACCTTGCGGCGGTACTCCTGTGCCCATTGCTCGGCCCAGTGTGCTAGGCAGCCCTCGACGTAGATCCGCATCAGCGCCTCGAGACCGCTGAAGCTCGAGCTGCTGGTGTCGTTCAGGTAGGCGTTCGGCACGCCGAAGATGCGGGCGATTTCCTGCACCGTGAAATTGGACGCCTGCACGTACACGCTGTCCTCAAGCGTGCCGCCGATCGTCTCGACCTTCATGCCCTCGGCCAGCACGATCGGCCGGCCGGCGTTGTCCGCGCCCGCGTGCCGTTCCATGTAGGAGTTAGCGATCCGCTGCTGCGCCTCGGGGCTGAGCGGTCCCGGGTGCACCAGGGCGATCTTGGGCACGCCAGCGTTTCCGAAGACCGCGTTTCCGGTGCGGGCAAGGTTCTGACCGAGCGAGAACGAGTCGCGAGCAGTGCGGATCGGCGATTTGCCCCAGATGCCGTCCGAGCCGAGCGCCTTCACGTGGAAGACCTCTTCAGGCTCAAGCAGCCCCATGCGGCTATGGCGATAGCGGACCGTCCCGCCGGTGGTGTCGAGCGTGATTTCCTCGGGCAGCAGCAGCTGCAGCTCGACCGCCTGGCCACGCGTGTCGCGGGCGACGTAGGCGAACGCATTGCCGTACAGCAGGACGTTCACCATCATCGCCCTGCGGAACTCAAACTGCGTGTGATAGCGCGAGGCATCGCCCTCAAGCAGGTCGCCCGCGCCTCCCTCGACGCGGGCGCCCAGCCGGGCGATGTCACCACTGATCAGCTGCACCGCGCGATATGCCGCGGCGATCCGCAGGGCGCCTTGCTCTGTGAGGTCCGGCGCCGCTGCGGACGAGATGGGCCACCATCCGAACGTCGAGACGCTCGGTGCCGATCTGCGCTGCAACGTACCGCGAAGCCAATTGAGCATCGCGCCCCCGGACACCAGTTGTAGCCGCCCCCACGGAAGCTACTCAATGCCCGAGGCCTCGTAGACAGACGCTGCTCGGTTGGCCTCGAGCGAGTACGAGTGTACCGCCATCAGCGCAGACATCAAGGGATCGATGATCTTTCGCCCGGTCTTCACCGGACGGATGTTCCCGTTGTTGTCGCTCCACACCTCGACGTCGGCGCATGCCCGTCTAAATATTTCGTCCGCCTGAAACACCATGCGCTTCGACACCCAGTAGTTCTGGAATACCTGACACGCAGGGCCGAGCGTCGAGATGGTCATGGGGTACTCGACGAGCGGGACCGCATCTTGATGGACTAAACACTGCGCGAGGTACGTCGAGCCCCACTTGTCGAACGCCACCTTGCGGACGTCGAAGAACGCCCGCCACGCCGCGACCTGGTCGCGGATCGCCTGGTAGTCGACCTCGCGGCCGGGCGTCAGGCAGATCCGGCCCTCCGATTCCCACCTCCGCAGGGGCATGGCGTACTCAAGCTCCCGGTCGCGGGCGCTGTCCTGGGGCCACCAGTACTTGCCGACGATGGCCAACCGGCCGTCCTCCATCGGGACGCAGGCCACCAGGGCGCTCATGTCGAAGCTCTTCGACAGGTCGAGCCCGAGCCACGCCGGACGCCCGCGGAGCTTCTCAAGCTCGACAGTCGCATCGTCCCAGTAGTCCATGTTCAACCACCCCCCCACCCCA